TTGAATGGAAGTAATAGGCAGTATATACACAGAAGTAACAGCAGCTTTTCAACGAGGTGTGTATCCGATTGCAAGATGTGTGAAAGCTGAACAACATGATTTAGGAGTAGTTATGGCAAATGTAAATGTTTTAGGCTCTCTTGAAGCAAAATTTGAGAGTACCAACAGAATTTATGATGTGGGGGGTAGTCCAACATTGAGTACAATGCAAGGCGGTAATCAAGAGCCGAAAATACTTGAAAGCCAGATAGTTGCCATGCGTGGCAGAAACCCGGACAATCCATCGGATAGAACTACTGGAAGTCCAACGGAACAGAGGTTAGAAATAAATATGCAAGGCACAAGTAACTGTTTAACAAGTGTGCAGAAGGACAATATGGTTCTGATTAAGCAGGCTACAAAAAGTGGTTCTATTGAATGTGAAGTTGGTGGATGCTTTGACGCAAGCTATCCAGAAAGCCAGACAAGAAGAGGGCGTGTGCAAGATAATGGCAATACGTGTCCTACATTAACCGCACAAAATCAAGAGATTGTACGGATTGAAAAAGTAGGTCAGATTTCAAATGATGGTTCTCAGTGCGGAACGGTTTATTCCGATAGTGGTATATCTCCCACACTGATTGCCGGAACGCATGGAGATGCAAATTCAAAAGTATTTACGCAGTACCGTATCAGAAAGCTGACACCAAGAGAATGCGGACGGTTGATGGGAGTATCTGATGAAGATATTTCCAAGATGGCAGCAGTCAATAGCAACACGCAACTTTACAAGCAGTTTGGAAACAGTATTGTTGTGGATGTGATGTGTGCAATGTTCAGAAACTTAAATATTGAGCAGGAGATAAAATAGTTAAATTAGAATTTTGTGGAGGTGCCGTATGCAAAAATATAAATGTATTAAAGAGTTTTATTTACCAAAATACGATGAAAATGAATGTCCTACAGATGAATATGCGACAATTCATGAGGGTAGCGTGTATGAGTATACAGATGGATATGTTGGCGAATCTGATATACGCCTTTACTTGGAAAACGGTGATGATGACTTCGGTTATATTGATATTACTTATAAAACATTGGAAGAGTATTTTAAGAGAATTGTATAAATTAAACTGAACTTTAACAGAGGTACTAAACATGAAACTGATAAAAAAGAAAGCAGAATTTATAGGATACACAGTTTACAGCGTGGGAACCTTCCCGGAATGGAGATGTCCAGATAAAGATTGCGGTATGAGTGTGATGGAAGAATATAAATGCTGTCCATATTGCGGACGGCGTTTAAAATTTGATAAGAGCAAAAAATGAACTTTAACGGAGAAAGGAAAAACACATGAAAATTACAGTAAAAAAGGGTGAGAAAATTTTAATAAGCAGGGAGGATGTTATCAGTGTTACAGATAAGGTCGGTGCGTATGAAATGATGTATGAAGGTGGAATAGGACAGTTAGTGTACAAAGACGAAGGTGTAGAAATTGTATTGGATTAAATTGAATATAGAACCTTTACCGGCTGAAATATGCCGGTAAAAAAATACAATAATGTTGCATGAATACGATAATATGTTGTGTTTTTATGAACTGATATATGGTATAATGTTGTAAGAAACTTAGGCGCCACGCATGGGGAGGTTTTTAAAATGAGCAGAGAGGAAACGATAGAGATATGCACACGCATAGACAATTATCTGGGCGATAAAATAGCAGAATCAATTTTAAATAATATCTCATATGACAAAATGGAAGCACACTATGGGATTATGCCGATTTCACGCACGCATTTTTACAGAAAAAAGAAAATGGCATTAAGGATGCTCAACAGCCGGAGCTTGTACGAAGAAGAAAGCAACGGACAGATACGCATGATGCTTTAATTCACGCATAGAACTGCACGCATGGACGCACGCATATTATTTAAAATGCACGCATAGGATAAAAAACCACGCACGCATAAAAATGGCTGTATTGGGAAAATACGAAAGATAAAAATAAAAATACGCTCATTAGTTCTGCAAACCTCTGTTAATTCTTTTTCTGTCCTCCTTTTGATATTATAAAAACGGTGTAATTTCGATATACAAATGCACTAAAAATAATGTACAATCAAGGCATGATATTTGTACATTATTTTTGGTGTAAATACAATTGAAATAAATTATAAAATAATGTATACTTACTTTATAAAGAAAGAGAGGTATTAATAAATGCTTACTTATAAAATAAATGTATTAGAAACGCTGAAAGAAAGCGGATACAACACGACACGGCTAAGAAAAGAGCAGATCGTGGGAGAAAGCGCAATTCAGTCATTGCGAAAAGGCGAAATGGTAGGGATTAAAACACTAGAAAAGATCTGCGATATACTGGACATGCAGCCGGGGAACATAATAAAATATGTAGAAGATACAGAAAAATAAAATACTTTAAAAATAATGTAAAAAGGAATTGACAATACACTGTTTTAGGTGTATTATAATATCAGAAACAAGGAAAAATACATACACGGAGGAATGAACGATGACAAACGAAAAAATATTTGAATTATTAAAAAAGGAAACCAACATGACAGAAAGCAATATTATAAAGCATATTGAAGACGGCATCATGATTTATAAAAATAATGCAGATGGTTTTTCAGAGTTCAGAGAAAACGCAATCGAAGGAATGAACGACGAAGAGGATATCCCGGAGATGTGGGACGGACTTGACATCGTAGGAGATTACAGAATTGATTTTGCATTATAAAAAATGTACGGAAAAGGAGATAATAAAATGAGTAGAACAGAGCTTTTTAACAAATGGTTAGAGGAAAATTATGGAGAATTGAGAAAATTCCCATTACAGAAATTAACAGTAGAATCTGAAAACGGCGATATTGAAAATTATGATAAAATAAGAATTGTCGGAAATGCAGAATGCTGGGATGGCGATGAGTTTTACCAGTACATGGTGACTGATGATAAAATTTATAAAGTTTATTATAATGTGCAGCCTGAACAGGAACTCGACATGATCGATTACACAAAGGCTTATAAAATTGCCGATAGAACAGAAGATATACTATATTTTTTAGAGGATTAAAAAATGCCAGGGAAATGCGTGGTTTGCGGAAAAGAAAAAGGACGAAATAAATTATACTGCTCGGTAAAATGCCGAGCAGAAGCACAAAGAAACATGAGAAAATGTGTAATTTGCGGAAAAGAATTTTACTCTGCACCATCAGGAACAGAAAGAACGTGCAGTAGAGAGTGCTCCGCGAAACTTCGACATTTTTACGGAATGAGCGAGCAGAATAAAGAAGTTTTAAAAAAAGCGCATACTGGATATGAAGAATCGCCGAACACAGGAAGAAAAGACACGAATGCGAACGCGAAAAGCTGGGTGATCCAGTCACCCGGAGGTGATGTTTACAGAATTAACAATTTAAAAAAATGGGCAATTGACAATGAGGATATCATAAGCCCAATTAAACCGGATCTTTTTTCTGGTGGAATAAGAGACATTAAAAGATATTTGCTCGGAAAGCATAAAAGTGGGAGTGCTCAGTATAAGGGATGGCGTTTATTAGAATGGAGCGAAGAAAATAAGGCGCGAGAAGGATTTCCGGAGAGAAAAAAGAGAAAACCGAGAAAACAGAAAATGTCAGAAGAGGAGAGGCTGAAAAGAAAACGAGAAAGAGAAAAACGAAGAAACGAGAAAAAACGGCTTGAAATATAGCCGCTTTTTTTATGCCTAAAAATGGAACAAAAACAGTAAAAAAATATCTTATAATAAAATTATAAGTAAAATGATGGGAGGTGTTCGACTTGGCAAATTTAAAAGGAAAAGTGAAAAAGCTGCAAACTGCGATTGTCCAGCGTGGACTGATTATAAAAATAAATCAGAATCAATTCTATAGTGAAGATCAGAAGCGCATGATCACAATTTACAGAATCATTACACCAGTGTACACCTTTAAGAAAAATAGACAAGAATGGAAAACGGAAGATTATGAGATTCTCAAAACGGCATCTATACCGGAAGTAATATTCTGCTTGCTTGAAATTTATAAGGAGGTAAGCAAATGACGAAATGCAGAGAATGCGGAAAGATACTGCCGCAGGAGCAGAGAATAGATATTTGTCTCGATTGTTCCAGAAAGAAAATTCAGAAACGGTTTCGAGATGATCCGGAGCTAAAAGATGTATTTAAAAAGACAATAGAGGAATTAAGAAAGCCGGAGAATGTAAAGAAGATGGCAGAGGACACTTACCGTATAGTAAATGCAATTAACGAAATGCGAGATGGGCGGTGAGTGGATGAAGGGAAAACTCACACCGAAACAAAAAGCATTTGCAGATGAGTATATAAAGAATGGCGGAAATGCCACACGGGCGTTCAGAAAGGCAGGATATAGTAAAAATGGAGCTAACGCAGGGGCGGCTCGATTGCTAGCAAATGTTAGCGTTTCCGAATATATAGCCAAACAGATCGAGCACATTGAAAAAGAACAGCACCGGGATATCATGTCGCTAGCAGAGATCCAAGAGCGCAGAAGTAAAATAGCGAAGGGCGAAGTCGTGGACGGTCTTGGATTCTCTCCAGATTTCTCCGATCAGCTTAAGGCAATGGACGGACTGGAGAAAGCTTTGACGATTGCAGAAAAGCATAAACTTGAAGCAGAAGAAAAAGAGAAGAGAGAAAAGGCAGCACTCTGGACGATCCCTATCACAGACATAACATCCGACTTTGTGGAAATTTACAGAACGGTGCATGAAGCTTTTACTGGAGAGATAGACATACACGAGATCATATCGAAGGGTGGGCGTGGTTCTATTAAGTCCAATTTTTGGGGGAATCTTGCATATGAGACGATCAGACAGGATCCTCAGGCGCATATCGTATACACAAGACGATATAAGATTGACTTGAGAGGATCTGTTTATAATCAGTTTATGAAGGTGGTGATCCGGTGTAATGATCTGGATAACTGGGACTTTAAGCAGTCTCCGATGTGTGCGGTGTATAAGCCGACCGGGCAGATGGTAATGTTCGTGGGAGCTGATAAGCCTATCAGCTTAAAATCTTTCAACGTGCCATTCGGATATGTTAAGATGCTGATCCATGAAGAGTGCGACGAGATGGCAGGTGTGGAGCAGATGGATAACATTGAAGATACATTTCTGCGAGCAGATACACCAGCACTTGACATAAAAATTTTCAATCCTCCGAAGTCAAAAAATAACTTTATGAACGAGTACACCGAAGAGTGTAAAAATAAGCCACAGACACGGATCTGCCACAGTTATTATTATAATGTACCTGTGAAATGGCTTGGAAAGCGATTCTTCGAGCGTGCGGAGTGGTTCAGGATTCATAAACCATTATATTATAAAAATAATTATCTCGGAGAAGTCACTGGAACAGGCGGCGGCATCTTCGACAATTTAGAAATCCGAAAAATATCGGATGAGGAGTTAATGACATTTGACACAGTAAACCACGGTTTGGACTTCGGATACACACACCCACAGGTGTTCAGCCAGAACTATTACGATTACGAGACGGACACTCTTTATATTTTTGGCGAAGTGTATTCTAAAAAATGTAAAAACTCTACCTTTGCCAGGAAGATAAAGAAATTTATGAATGTCGAGATTATATGCGATTCTGCCAGACCGGACGGAATAGCAGAGATGCAGGACTGGGGATTCAATGCGATCGGGGCAAAGAAAAGATGGGGAAGCGGAAAAGGAAGGGATTACTGCTGGGAGTGGCTTCAGCGATGCAATAAGATTGTCATTGATCCAGAACGTTGCCCGAATACAGAAAAAGAGTTTGTAAAAGCAGAACATGAGCAGCTTCCAGATGGTTCATTTTCGGATGCATACCCGACCTTAGAAGAAGATACGATCATGGCAAACATTTATGCATTGAACAGGATTATCATGACCAGCCGAAGGAATGACGGTCTTTATGATGATGATGATGAAGACAGCGACGATTATGAGGATTAAAAAATGAATTTTTTTGAAAAAATAAGGGAGACGATCATGAAGTTTTTTAGAACAGATGCAGAAAAAGAATTTAATGTCGAGTTTATTACTTCTCCGGAGATTGAGAACTCACAGCAGAGATGGAACGACATCATTAAGGGAAGTCCTTTCTGGGTTGATCCGAAAAAAAATGACATCCGGACGATAAATTTTGCAAAATTCCTCTGCCAGTACACAGCAAAGAAAGCATGTATGGATTTGTCAGTGAGCATAACTGGTTCAGAAAGAGCAGATTTTATTAATAAGTGCATCAGGGCAATGGTTGACACTTCTATCCGGGACAAAGTAGAAGATATGCTAGGAGTTGGCGGAATTATTTTAAAGCCGAACGGCTCAATGAACCCAGACAACATGATAGATTATATTATGCCGTGGGATTTCGCAATCACAGAAAAGACAAGCAATGGAGATATCAGAGGATGCGTTTTCGTTAATCGACTTTTAAAAGATAAAGTGTATTACTACCGGCTTGAATACCATCATTTCACGACCTCAAAAAATAAAGAGGGCGAAGAGATGAACGTGTACGAGATCCAGAACAGAGCGTTCAAATCAAACAGCAGTAACTCACTTGGTAAAAAGATAGAACTGCATGACGTTCCTGAGTGGTCTTCAATCGATGAAGTCGTTCATATTGCGAATATAGAAAAGCCACTGTTTGCTTATTTGAAAACTCCATTCAATAATATGATCGACTACTCATCACCAGAAGGTATATCGATTTTCTCAAATGCACTTATGGAGCTTAGAGATCTTGATATCGCATGGAGTAAAAAGGGAAATGAGGTTGAGGATTCTCAGCACATTACTTTTATTGATGAGAACGCGCTGACAAAACAGGGAAAAGGCGGTACACGCACCTCAACAGTAGAGCTTCCTCGGTTCGTTAAAGGCTTGAAATTGGGACTGGATTCAAAAAGCACGATTGATGAACACGTCCCGACCATGCTTACTTCTGACAGAATCACAGACATTAACAGCGTTCTTTCTATGATCTCGACAAAATGCGGATTCTCACAAGGGCAGTTTATCCTTGATAGAAAATCTGGAAGATTGACAGCAACACAGGTTGAGAGCGATGACAATGAGACGGTAGAAACGATTAACGATATTCGAAAATGCATAAAAACAGCGTTGAAAAATCTCATTTATGCAATTAACGTATTCTGTGACCTTTACGGAATACCTGCCGGCTATGTGGATGCACTGGATGATGATGTACCGGACGAAGATATATTTTATTTTAAAGATTTGCTTGCGAGCTTCGAACAGGACAGATCCAGAGCTTATAATTTAATGATACAGGGTATTTATTCTAAGCGTAAATACCTTAAGGAATACGAGGGATTCAATGATGATGAAGTAGATGCAATGTTTGCAGAGAGAGCGCAGGAAGATGCGGAAAGGAACAGCGGTGGTTTGTTTGGAGAGGAGTAAAATGATTCAAGGGATACCGAAGCTTTCTATAAATGGTGTTTTAAAAGGTGGATATATTATCCCGGAACAAGAACCGCCGGAGTTGGTTCAGATAAAGCTTCAGAAAAAGACTGCGATAGAGACAATTAAGTTTTATTTAGAAAAGTGATAGAGAGGGATGCGTTAATATAAAATATAATAAAGTCATTGGAAGCTTTAATATTAAGCTTGACACTAAAAGAATAGATGAAAATTTGAGAAATGCGCAGAATGTTCTTGATGAACAGGTTGTAAATGACATGAGAAAATACACACCTATGCAGCAGGGCGATTTGAGAAACAAGACGCAGATAAAAGAACCCGGATTAATTACAGTCGATACACTATATGCACATTATCAGTACGTAGGCGAGCTTTATTTGACCGCAGACGGTAGATCATGGGCGAATCGTGGAGAAAAGAAGTATCCGACAGGAACAGAATTAAAATATAACACACCTGGAACAGGTAAACGATGGTTTGAAACTGCAAAAGAAAATCACGGTAAGCAGTGGATAGATCTTGTTAAAAGAGAGGTTGGAAAAGGATAATGCTTAGACCGGATTATTTTTACGGAAAAACTGATAAACTGGTTGAAATGTATCAAGATCTTGAAAATTGGATTATATCAGATATTGCAACACGATTGATAAAATCCGGTGAATTGTCAGGAACTGCCGATCGAGAATTGTGGAAACTTCAACAGATGGGACTGCATAACACCGAGATTGTAAAAAGAATATCTGAAATGTCTGGAAAATCAAGAAATGAGGTTCGCAGATTATTAAGGGATAGTGTAATGACATCATTCTCAGATGATAAGGAAGTCTTGACGCAGATATCAGCATCAGATATTATATCTCCGCTAAAAAATAATATGGCAATTCTGGCAATGAATGCAGAATTAATAAAGACATCCGGTGAACTTGATAATTTGACAAAAACAACCATTAACCAGACACAGAAAGACTTGCTCAACATGCTGAATGAGGTTGATTATAGAGTTGCATCTGGAATGCAGTCTTACAGCAGTGCAGTCTGCGAAATTCTGGATAGATATGCAGAATCTGGTGTTATGGTAGAATACCCTACTGGAACGAAGCGTTCTCTTGAAGCGGCAGTGAGATGTTGCATCGTCACATCTATGAATCAGACCGCGGCACAAGTGACGAACATTTATATTGCGCAAAATAAAATAGAATATGTTCTAGTATCAGCGCATCCGGGGGCAAGATATGATAAAAAGAATCCAAAAGGGATTCCATCTCACGATCACTGGCAAGGCAAGGCCTATAAAATAATCGGTAGCGAACCAGGATTTCCGAATCTTCTTGAAAGCACAGGTTATACCATAGACCCTAAAACCGGAACAGGAACTGTTGTAAATCTCTTAGGACTTCACGGATACAATTGCAGACATTCACATGGTCCGTGGCGAAAAGACATGGTAAATAAGTACCTTGATGAAAACGGAAATGTGAATATAAATGCAGATGAAAGTCAAAAACTTTATGATCTGCAGCAGAAGCAGAGATTACTTGAAAGAGAAATTCGCAAAACAAAGCGTGAAATTATGACCAAGAAACAGGAACTTGATATGATTGCAGAAACAGATGTAAAAGAGATCTTGCAACCTCAATATGATAAACTGGCATATAAACTGCGAATGCAGAATAAAAGGCTTCAATCATTCTGTAAGAATAACGATCTTCAATTGCAAGGCGATAGAACGAAGGTTTCTGGATTTAGTAAAAAACAGTCTGCGATTGCAAATGGACGAGCAACGGCTTATAAAAATAAAATTGAAAAAAATGGTACAACGAAAATGGAATAATATGTTATTATAATAACGTGTTAACCATACATACTTGGTTATCCACCTTTCTTTAATTAATGCAGTGGAATTCAAGCGAGATAACAACTCACCGTCATAGCCGGAAACTCCCCCAAATGAGGTAAAGCAAATGAAAAACATTGTTACGTGCTTTACCAAAGAAGAAAAAGAGCATATAAAAGAATTGTGTGATTTCACACCGACAGAAGAAACGCTCTTTGATTTACGGAAGAAAGAAAAGTCGCTAGAAGAATGTGCAGAAATTATGCATATTTCGACTAAGACAGCCGGACGTATTAACGTCAAAATGCAACATAAAATTCTTAAGGTAACTGGACAACATTTCACATAACTTTCTCCTCATTAAAGACATCCGTTAAGGGTGTCTTTTTTGTGTCCTTTTAATGGGGTTTTACTGGGGTGGTTCAATTGTGTTGTTAATAATAAAATGAAGATAGAAAGAGAGGTTTATTATGTACGAGTATCAGAGATATAACCAGTATTCTTATCCTCAATATCAACAGCCACAGCAGTTTCAACAGCAATTCCCACAACAGATCATGCCGCAACAAGCTGGACTTTGCGGAAGAATGGTTAATTCTGTTGAGGAAGTCACAGCAAATGACGTTCCCATGAATGCACCATTTGCCATTTTCCCGAAAGCAGATGGATCAGAAGTTTATATAAAATCTTGGGGTGCTAACGGGCTTATTCAGACAGTTACATATAAACCGCAGCTAGACGGAAAGCAAAACGAATTACCGAAAGAAGACACGGCAACATTGATTGCCCCGATAATGGAGCGATTAGACCAAATAGAAGCTAAAATAACTCAGTCCCAGAGGACTACCAGAGCAAAGAAAGAGAGCGATTCTGAATGAATTTAATGCAGATGATCCAGTGTGGTGGAAACCCTAAAATGATATTAAGTCAAATGATGAACAACTCTCAATTTTCAAATAATCCGATCATGAAAAATACATTCGACATGATGAACCGTGGAGACAGTAAAGGGTTGGAACAGCTTGCCAGAAATTTGTGCAAAGAAAAAGGCCTTAACCCGGAAGAAATCATTAGTCAGTTTAAACATTGATACTATTCTTGCAAGATTATGTATAAATAAATTTTATTAGGAGGAACACATATGTTTAATTCATCTCCAAGTTTAGCGGACATTGCCGCCGTTACTGGTGGAAACCGTAATGATGGTGCATGGGGCGATGGTGGTTGGTGGGTTCTCATTATCCTTTTTGCCTTATTCGGTGGATGGGGCGGTTATGGATTCGGTGGTAATGGTGGTGGCGGTTATACCGCAACTGCGGCTACACAGGCTGATATCCAGAGAGGATTTGACAATTCAGCAGTCATAAGTAAGCTTGATGGCATTACAAATGGTCTTTGTGATGGCTTTTATGCAGTAAACAACGGAATGCTGACAGGATTTAACACCATTCAGCAGGCAATTAATGCGGACACAGTAGCAGGAATGCAGAATGCAAATGCTATTCAGTCTCAGCTTGCAAATTGTTGCTGCGAAACTCGTGAAGCTATCCAGGGTGTAAACTTCAACATGGCGCAGAACACTTGCGCATTACAGAACACCATGAACAACAACACGAGAGATATTATCGACAGCCAGAATGCCGGAACAAGAGCGATACTTGACTACTTATGCCAGGATAAGATCGCAACGTTGCAGGCAGAAAATAATGATTTGAGACTTGCAGCATCACAGGATAGACAGAACGCACTTCTGACTACCGCTATGACAGCACAGACAAATCATATTATCAGTGCTGTTAATCCATCGCCAATCCCAGCATACCAGGTGCCAAACCCGAACACATACATTCCGTATGGATGTGGTTGCAATACTGGATGCGGATGTTAGACAACTGAATAATTAAAGTATCTTAATCGACAAGATTATGTCTGCATAGCAGTATTACTTAAACACAAAGGGCAGACTTCAATGTTTGCCCTTATATTTTTGAAAGAGAGGAAAATATTATGTCAGAATTTACAGCCAATGCTTTACAGACTGTCCTGCAGGGAGAAGATGTCGCATTTACTGAGACACCGGTTTGCGGAACAAAATGTATCGTTCACAGACAGGGAAGCGGAGTAGTTAAATTAAGAGGAATCACAAACCAGTGCAAAGCCAGATTTCTTGTATCTTATAGCGGAAATATCCAGATTCCAACCGGTGGAACGGTGGAAGCTATTTCTCTTGCAATCGCAATTGACGGAGAACCATTACAGTCTACAAGAATGATCGTGACACCTGCGGCAGTAGAAAACTTATTCAATGTATCTGCACAGGTTTATGTAGATGTTCCTTGTGGATGCTGCAGCGCAATAGCGGTTCAGAATACATCAGGACAGACTATCGAGGTTCAGAACAGTAATTTAATTGTAGTAAGGGAGGCTTAGTATATGCATATTGAAAGAATTCATAAAATGCTTGAATGCCTTGCTGAAAAATCCTTATGTGAGATTGAAAAAGGGATTGAGAATGTCAGCACAGAAGAAATGGGAGAAGTGATCGACATGATAAAGGATCTGTCAGAAGCAGAGTATTATGCCACAATTACTAAGGCAATGAACGAAGCGGACGAAGCAGATATCATGGAGAAGCTTTTAGAGTATGGGGATGACCGAAGATATTACGACCGGTATCGTTATGCTGATGGAAGATTTGCACCGAAAGGCAGAGGAAAACGAAGAGGATATGATGAACCCCCATATTATCACATGTACCCGGATGATTACGAAGATGCAGAGCACATGAGAGACATGGATAAGAAAGACCTGAAAAGGATGTATACAGATACCGGAATGATGGGAGACAGATCATATCCGAGGGATTCCAGAGAGGGAAAAGCCGGTATTTCCAGACGTACTTATATGGAAACCAGAGAAAACCATCATGGCAATTCAGAAGAAGATAAAAAAGAGCGTGCAAAAGCAAGAAAAGATTACTTGCGAGATATGCAGATGGATATTACTGAAATGACATCAGATGCAGCCCCGGAAGAAAAGCAGATGTGGAGAAATGAATTACAGATGATGTTACAGAAAATCTAAGAGGTGAGCGCAGTGTTTAAAATCAATGATGTTGAATGGAATATTTTATATGTAAATCCTAATAGTGAATGCTTGATGCGTTCAGACGGAACAATTACACTTGGTGTTACAGATTGGAGCAAACGAACGGTTTATTTGTCAAATGCATTAAGCGGAAGCCTGTTAGAGAAAGTTCTATCTCATGAGTTGGTACACTGCGCTTCATTTTCATATGACTGCCACATTCCAATAAATGTAGAGGAAATCGTAGCGGATTTTCTGTCTCTTTATGGAAAAGAAGTCGTTGGCATAGCAGATGATATTTTGAATGGGGTAATTGAAAATGGATGTTATAAAGCAGTATGAGGACTATATAGGGCTTAAAAAAGAATACATTAAAAATCCTACATTGGAAAACAAAAATGCAATGATAGCCAAATTAGAAGAGTACGGAAAGTATATATACGACCAGTGCAACAGATTAAGAAAGGATTGCATTGTGGAAGAAGAAAAAGAAGTACTTAGAAGGTATTTCGGTGGGAAATAGCAAAGAGGGGTGGAGCAATCTGCCCTTTTTAAAATGGTACAAAAAGTTGTTTAAAATAGGTTAAAATATATATTGAAAAGAATATTAAAAGTACCGGACAGAAAAAGGGATTCTGTTCGCTAACCTAGAATAATTATGGGATGATGCGTGGCACGTCCTATTTTGGGCGTGCTTTTTTATTTTTGGGGATTAATTCAGTGGAAGAAGACACGGCTTATATCCGGGTTGTCGAGGGTTCGATTCCTTCATTCCCAATTGCCAGCTATGGAGTAAATAGCAACTCAATCGTGCCGGACTGACCGGAGTAACAACTTGGAAAGAAAGAGGTAGAAACATGGTAAACGTAGCAAACGAATTAAAGAAACTCGGAATTGAAGTTTCAGACGAACAGAAAGAATCCATTAAAAAGAGTATGGGTGAAGAGCTGTATTCCAAGAAAGAAATGGAAGACAAGGTTAATAAGGCTTCATCAGAATCTGAACAGTGGAAAACCCGTGCAGAATCAGCAGAGAGAATGCTTGAAGGGTTGGATGGAAAAAGCCCGGAAGACATTTTAAGAGAGCGTGATGACTGGAAGAGACAGGCAGAGGATTCCAAAAAAGATTATGAAGCCAAAATCGCAGAGCATGAGAAGAATGAGCTTTTGAAAGAAGCATTTGCGGAAATCGAGTTTACTTCTGAATCTGCAACGAAAGCCATTATGAAAGACATTTCCGAAAGCGTAAGCGTGAGAAACGGAAAACTGATAGGGTTCAGTGATCTTATTGAGGAAGCTAAAAAGACAGATGCAAATGCATTTGTAAATAAACAGAATCAGCCGACTCCACATGCGTATTTCACAAAACCGAATGAAAACAATTCTGGTGGTGATAAGCCTACAACAAGAGAGAGCATTTTATCTATCAAAGATAGATCAGAACGTCAGAAAGCAATTGCCGAAAACATTTCTTTATTCCAACAGTAAAGGAGTTTTATATGAACAAAAACAGATTAACGATGAACACCAATTTGCAGTTCTTTGCAGCAAACGAAGGACTGATTAAAACAGAAGACATTGATGTAACAGCAAGGGAAATTGATTTTGTTACATCTTTTGAAAGAAACTGGGAAGCTTTAAGAGAGGTTCTTGGAATTTCAAGAGCAATTAGAAAAACGCCTGGAACTCTTCTTAAAAGCAAATATGTAGAAGGAACGTTAGAAAGCGGAACTGTAGCAGAAGGTGATGTGATTCCAAGAACACATTACGATGTAAAAGAGAAACCTTATTCAGAGATTACTCTTGGAAAATATGCAAAAGAAGTTTCTATCGAAGCTATCATGAATCATGGATATGAAGCAGCTTGTGGAATGACAGACGAAGAGTTCAAGACAGACCTGCAGGATGATATTACAACAAAATTCTACAACTATCTGAAAACTGGTACACTTACAAACACTACAAAAACATTCCAGATGGCTGTAGCTAAAGCTATTGGATCTGTCAAGAATAAGTTCAAGTCAATGCACAAAACTGCTACAGGAGTTGCAGTGTTTGTAAATATGATGGATTTATATGATTATCTTGGAAATTCAAAAATTACTTTGCAGACAGCCTTCGGACTTACCTATATCAAAAAATTTCTTGGAGCAGACATTATGATCCTTTGCTCTGACAACGAAATCCCAGCCGGAAAAGTTCTGGCAACAGCTGTAAACAACATTGTTGCTTACTATGTAGATCCATCTGACGCAGATTTTAAGAAAGCCGGTCTTTCTTACACTGTCAGCGGAGAAACAAATCTTATCGGATTTAAGGTAAAAGGCGATCACGATTGCGCAACCAGCGTAACTTATGCGCTGTTAGGATTTGTACTTTTTGCAGAGTACATTGATGCAGTAGCAAACGTTTCAATCACACCGGGGGAATAGATCCCACTACACAGGCGGTAAATGCTAGTGGGGAACTCACGGAAGAATACTTAAACTCTCTTACAGTTGCAGAAATTAAGGCACTGGCAGAGAGTAAAGGGTATTCACTGACCGCAACAAAGAAAGCTGATATTATCAGCGAAATCTTATCACAGCAATAAGGAGTGTGGAGCAATGTCATATGTAGATTTTGAATATTACCAAACGAAATATGGTGGAAGTTTGTTTGAAAACGAAAAAGACTTTGCTCCATATGAAAGAAAAGCAGAAAGAAGAATCAATGCGATCACATCAAACAGGATTTTGTTTTATTCTCAGCCAGAATCAGAAGATGCATGGTGGGATAATATCAAAGATTGCACCTGCGAAATAGCTGAATTGCTAAAGAATGTATCTGAGTACTCCGCGGCAGTCAATAACTTTGGTGTTATTTCAAATACAGACGGAACTGTAAAAGGGAAAATGATTAAGAGCATGACTTCTGGAAGTGAATCAGTATCTTATGATGCCGGAGCATCTTCTTCGACATTGGTAGAGATTGCAAAATCAGAAATGGCACTTAATAGTAAGTGCTACGATATTGCATCAAATTACCTAACCGGAATGGTTGATTCAAGGCATGAAAACCTTTTGTACATGGGAGTTTAGCTTATGGGAATCGGATATAAAGATGCCGTGGTTTTATATAACAGGCATTACAACGACACTTTAGAAACTGAATATTATTTCGGTACTCTATTTGAAAATGTAAGAATCGAGCTTACACAGGCAGAGAACATAAACAAATCTGGAATGAAAGATGCAGATAGTTTTCTTGTAAAAATTCCGAATGATGGCACATTGAATTATGCTAATCCACCAGACTGGGAGAACATGAGCGAAGAAGAAAAGCTAAAGCATTTCACTTTAAGAAGTAATGATTTTGACTTCGTAGTGATTGCAAAAAAAGATGAACTTCTCATTGATAGGGAATTGCCGGTTGGATTAATTAATTCAGACGATTATCCGGGTAAATTCTTCCAGTACATGGTAAATGAAAAAGGGAATTGCTACAAAGTGAATACTATCGGTGTTTACAGCCTTATACCAAGGTTTGAGATTGGAGGTAAATGATTTGAATGAAAAGCCAAAAATAATGCTTGTATCAGATGCAGAAACGGCGCAAAGAGCTATTCTTGATATGATAAATAGTTATCCGGATTTCCCACCCGGTTTCAAACCATCAAATTCAACAATCTTATGGAACAGCATAAAAGATACTCAGTCTATTGGAGTTTTTCCGGCGCAGGATCCTGTTTATTTGAAAAAATATGTCAGCGGTTCTTATGTCGGACAAATGACGTTCCAGATCGTATACAAAAGCAATCCAACAACAAACAAGGATAATATTGCAGCAAGCAATCTGCTTGAAAATATTGCAAAGTTCCTTGAAAGTGGAGAATTTACGTTAAAAGATAAAAATTTTGTTGTAGAACAAATCAACCGCACATCGGATGTATTTTGCGGTACAGCAGATGGGAAAACAACAGAATTAGCAATTAATATGCAGCTTAAATATTTTTATAAAAAATAGGAGGAATACTCATGGCAAAAGACAGAACTAACATGGTCTCACTTTTGGATATTGGAAGCCTTATGGGTGGATCAACTGAAAAGCTTGCTGAAATGGGTGACGGTTTCACAGAGCTTACAGAAGACTGGGGACCTAACACAGAAAGCACACAGTATGTAAACATGAAAAATGCAAGCAACTCTGTAAAAGGATATGCATTTTCAATGTCCCCGGAAAGAGAGCATCTGTCAGATGAAATGCAGACAGCGTTTAATGACATTTTCAAAAAGCTTCCAACAGGAGATCAGTGTGAGACATATTATTATCGCTTCTTTAAAGCTGATATTACAAGCGGATCGGGAGATTGCATTCGTATCCCAGTAACTGTATGTGCATCAAGCACTGGCGGATCAGGTGGTGATATTTTAAAGTCTACAGTCCAGATTAATGGAAATGGAGATGTAGAACAGGGAACAATCACTATTGCTGGTGATGGATCGTTCACATGGGCGCCTAAAGTAAGCGCTTTGGCTTTGGATGAAGATTACCCAATTTCATAGGTGTTAATTAAAAATTAGCATATGTGGGATGCCTACCTTTCCTTGGTGTCCCACATTAGGAAAGGATGTTAAAAATGGAAGAAATTAAATTAAGCAGTGGCATAAAAAAAATTGCAATAAAAGACGAAGACGGAGATCTTATTACAGTTATAACAGTAGATACAGCGAATGCGGACACAGCTAAGAAGTTTGCAGGTGTAATTGATAAATTAAATAATATATCTCAAAACTGTGAAAAAGAAGCCGCCGAATGGAGAAATAACCACAAAGACGATATGAATGTGGATGATATGAATGTGGATGCAGCATTAGAACTTAACAGCATTCGTGTGAAATATCTTAAGCAGATTACGGAAAGTATAGATGGGTTGTTTGGCGAAGATGCCATGAAACAGATTTACGGAGATATTGTCCCGGATGAACTTGCAATTGTGGAGTTTGTAGAGCAGGTTATCCCTGTTATGAATAAGCTTTTCAATAAACGTTTTGAACAGGTGCAGAACAGATACAATATTAAAAGACGTGGGGCAAAATAATGAACAATGTCATGCTTGACAATTTGCCTACTGAATGGAACGGATACAAAGTAAATACCGATTTCCGCATAGGTATGCAGATTTATATTTTGCAATATGACAAAGAAATGAATGAGTACGAGAAAACAACTTCTATTCTTTATCTTATGTTCTCTGATGAATACGGAGAACTTAGAGACCATCCACAGCACCATGAGTTAAATGAATGTATTTCTTGGTATTTAAACGGATGGTATCACGACAATACCGGCAGTAGCAAAAATACAAAGCGTTTTATTGACTATGATGTAGATCAATGGAGAATATATGCAGATTTTTTGCAGATATACGGTATTGATTTGTCCGTAGCAGATATGCACTGGTGGAAATTTAATGGCTTGATCTGGAATATGCCAAGAAGATTATCTTCTCTCATGGAGGTAATTGAGATCCGACAGAAGAAGATTGAAAAGAACATGAGTTCCAAAGAAAAAGATGCAATCAGAAACGCACAAAATAAATATGCTTTGGAACAGTCAGAAAAAGAGTATACCAGCGAAGAAAAAGAAAAGATAGACGATTACGATCGTATGATGGAAGAAATAAGAAAGCAGAAAGAAACAGAACAGGAAGCATTGAAACAGTTTAAGAAATGAGGGTTTTAGCATGGCTGAATATGATGGCGAAATCAGAATAAAAACGTTGATTGAAAATGGAGAAGCATCAAGTAAGCTCATGCAGATGGAATCACAGTTTCAGAAGCTTGCAAGAGAAGCTGATAAGATTTCAAAGACTCTGAAAGATCTGGCAAGTCAGAAGATTCCGACAGAGGAATATAAGGCTGTGCAGATGCAGATAGAAAAAGATACTGCTTCTCTTGATAAACTTCTTGCCAGAATGGATAAATTCTTAGAAACAGGTGGAAGCAGTAAAAGCACAACCTTTAAAAGAATGCAATACGACGTTGAGGAATTAACAAACTCAATTAAATATGCAAAAGGCGAGCTTGCTGCAATGGAATCTTCTGGAACTGCTTTTATAGATCCTACAACTACAGAGGAATATAGCAAAGTATCTGAAAAGCTTCTTGATGTACAGAACAAACAGGAAGTTCTTAATCAGAAGATGAGAGAAACAGCTGCTAATGAGAAAACTATTGGTGCTGGTGCGAAAGACATTGAAAAAGTAGGAAAATCAGCAAAAAAATCCTCTGGCTTAATATCTGACATGGCGAAACGAATAAAGCAGACAGTAGTTAGTTTTGCAATATTCGATGCGGTTATGAAAGTATCTCAGACCATATCCAAGGCATTTACAGAAGGTATACAGAACATGGCGAAGTATTCTTCTGAATTTAATGGAAAAATGTCTGAAATGGCAAGTGCTTCGGCTACATTGAAAAATTCTATTGGAGCATTGACAGCACCTATCATATCTGCATTGACACCAGCAATCGTAACCTTATGTACATGGCTTACAAATGCCATTAATGCCACGAATAGATTTATTGCGGCTATAAGCGGAAAAAGCACTTGGACAAAGGCAAAGAAGCAGCAGGTTGACTATGCGGCATCTCTTGATAAAACGGCTGGAGCTGCCAAGAAAGCAGCTGGAGCATTGGCGGCTTTTGATGATTTGAATGTATTACAGAAAAATGATTCTGGAAGCGGTAGTGGTGGAACATCAGGAGCTTCTGGTAGCGGTTATGAAGAAGTGCCATTAACCGAAAAGGATTTTGAGTGGGTAAAAAATGTAAAAAAAATATTTGAAACAATGCTTCCAATTGTCTTAGCGATTGCAGCTGCTTTATTAACATGGAAAATTGCTAGTTTTCTGACAGATTTATTGGCAATGAGTTCAATTCTTGGAACAATTGTTTCATGGCTTGTTGTTATTGCAGGATTTGCATTGACTATATATAGTCTGTTCGACATGTGGACAAATGGTGTTGATTGGGAGAATTTAATAGGCTATATCGTTGGTACTTCTCTTGCAGTCGGTGGATTATATGCTTTATTTGGCCCGATGGTAGCCGGTATTGCTCTGATAGTCATTTCTATTGCAGGGTTAATAACTGCACTTCATGACATAAGAGAAAACGGATTAAATGCACAAAATACGTGCTTATTATTAGTTTCTGCTTTCGGCTTGGTAGTCGGAACGTTTATGGCATTTGGAGCGGTTGCGGCGTCTGTTGTTGCCGGAATACTTCTGATTGTAGCAGGTATAGCAGATTTGATAAATAATGGTGTAAATCTTAAAAATGGAATTCTTATCGTTGCAGGCGTATTCACATCTCTGCTTCTGACAGCAGGTGTTGTGGTAGCATCTATTGCCGCATTGATTGCAGGCCTGGTTCTAGCCATTGTAGCTGACTGGGATAATTTTAAGCGTACTGTTTTGGAGCCCATAGTAGAATGGGGCTTAGTAATGCTTTCAAATTTTACGCAGATCGGCGATGGAATAAAAGAAATCTTTTCCGGAATTACAACGTTTCTAAAGGGTGTCTTTACAGGCGACTGGAAGATGGCATGGACAGGAATAAAAACATTCTTTGTTGGTGTCTGGGATGTAATTGTAGGATGCTTAAAATCATCTGTTAATTTTGTTATAGGAGCATTAAATACTGCATACAATGCAATTTGTGGAGTTATAAACGCATGTATTTCTGCAATTAATAAAATTAGTTTCACTGTTCCTGATTGGGTACCTGGATTGGGTGGAAAACAATTCGGAGGATTTAATTTACAAAAAATCCAACCTGTTAACATACCTTATTTAGCTAACGGAGGAATAACAACCGGAGCAACAATCGCAAAAATCGGAGAAGCAGGAAGAGAAGCTGTCCTTCCGCTTGAAAATAATACCGGCTGGATGGACGACCTTGCATCGAAGCTTGCAAGCAAAATGCCGGACTATAGCGGTGCAAAGACAGTAGTGCTGGCGGTGGATGGTAAAGAGTTCGCAAGAATCAATCTGCCGTATTTACAGGATGAAGAAATAAGACTTGGGATAGCGGAGGGATAAGATGGTACATAAGTATACACAAGGACTTATCATTGATGGAATTACATATAATATCCCTCTGGTGTCTATCCAGAGGACACTGGACTTTCTGGAAAAGTATGCAGAGAGGACAGAGGACGGCGACATTAAAATCGAGAGCATCGGACTTTATAAGAATTATACAATCTCAATTGGAACAATCGATGATGTAGAAATGTATGACAAACTAATAGATCATATCACGGATTGTGAGAACAGATTCCATCATGTATCACTACCGGATTCAAGCAAGCAGTTTGATTTTTATGGGTATTTTTCCTCTATTAAAGACGAAGTGGAAAAGGTACTGGACAGCGGAGCGAAGTATAAAGGCTTGTCTTGGAAAATGACGAGCAAGAAACCAGCAAGGACACCGTAAGGGGGCATTTATGAGAACTTATTGCAGGGCAGAAATGAAATTTATAGATGTTACCGCACTTGCGGATGCTTCGGTCACGACAGATGATAACCAGGGCATAGGTTCAGTTGGACTATTTGCAGATCAGACGGAACAGTCCGATTATGGAACTTTCGAACTGAATCAATTTATACTTGATGGAAGTAAAAGCTTATTGCCGGAAAATCCAAACGATATTGCATTCTGGAGTGCTGCATTATCAAAGGATGGCTGCACGTTTGAAACGAATCCCAAAATCACGATCACATTTAAGGAGCAGCATACATCCGCAGCGATCACACTTTATTTTGAAGATGAACCACCAGCAGAGCTGAAAATCACATGGTATACAATCGCCGGTACAAAATTAATCACAGAGACCTTTTACCCGAACAGCCTTATTTATGTTTGCAATAATCAGGTGCAGAATTACGGAAAAATTGAGATTGAATTTGTAAAGACTACTTTTCCACAGAGATATATTAAGCTTCAGTATATTTTATATGGAAAATATATTGTGTGGGATAAAGACATGATCCAGACAGCCAAGGTGCAGGAGGACATTGATGTGACATCTGCATCCTTGTCTATCAACGAAGCGGATATTTCAATTGTTGATATGAATAATGATTTTGATGCAGAAAACGAAAACGGAGCATGGAATAGTGTGCAGAAAACACAGGAAGTCACTTTGTCAGAGTTTAATAACGGAAACATGATTCCTATGGGAGCATTCTTCATCGACGATTTTTCTTTTTCAAAGAATATTGCAAAATTTAAGCTAGTTGATGTAGTTGGGTTATTAGATAAGTATACATTTTATGAAGGACAGGTATATAACAATGTCCGTGCAGGAGTGATACTGAATGCAATATTTGCAACAGCAGGAATAAAAAAATATGTAATTGATGAAGAAGTAGGTAACACACTTTTAAGTGGCTATTTAGCCATCCAGACGTGCCGTAAGGCATTGCAACAGGTATGCTTTGCGTGTGGTGCGGTTGCGGATGACAGCCGGAGCGATACCATCAAGGTTTATAAGCCAGACAAATATGTGAAATCCACTGTCGGGACGGATCGCAAATTTAATGGAAATACGAAAGTATCTCTTGAAAAATATATCTCTGGTGTGAATATTGAGATGAAAAACTATGCATTGGAAGAAAAGACATCTGATATTTATAAGAAAACATTGCCGGCCGGAGATACGAAGATCACTTTTTCGAGTCCATATCTGCCATCATCCATCACAGCAAGTGCCGGCACGTTGAAAGAAGTAAAAACAAATTATCTCATCATTAACATGCCGACTGCCGGACAGTGCCAGATCACAGGTATTAAATATGCAAACACGACTTTTTCCTACGAAAAGAGTGTAGATAAAATCGAATCCGGGGAAACAGAAAATATAAAAAAATACAGTGGATGTACCATTTATAATGCTGATATATTACCCGATATCGCTGCTTATCTTTTGGATTATCATGCCTTGAGAAAAAAAGTGGGGATGAAGTACCTGGTTGACTTAGAGCAGGTAGGAAATTGGGCGAATATAAATTCCATTGGTGGCAAGACATCGACAACATTGATTGAGAGTCAGACGCTTGATTTGACAGGTGGATTTATCGCAACGGCAACGTGCAGGGGATATTCAGTAGTTGTTACTGAGGATGTATTTGCCGGAACTGAATTATATACGGGAGGAGATGTGATCATCTAATGGAAATGAGACCAATTATATATAGCGCAAAATTATCCAGTCAGAAAGTCACAACGAAAACCAAAGTAACAATAACGGTTGTGGCAGATGATGTAGAGACATATTACACAGAAACAAAATATACCAGGTCCAGCAATCATGAACTTATAGCTGGACAGGAGATAGGAGTGATTTA